TAGTGATGGAAGAAAAGTAATAGTTGTAAAAAACAAAAATTTTATTTCTAAGCAAGACAATAGGGGATGGTATGTAAATGCACCTTGTTATGAAGTTATTCCTGAATCAGTTGGACAATTCATTGATGAAGAAGATACTAAGAAACATAAACTCTTTGAAGGAGATATTGTAGAAGCTTTTAGGAATGCATGGCCATTTAAACCTGGTTATAGAGACGTAGTTACACTTGAGAATAGAATGTACTGGTTGGAAAATGAAGGATTTGGGTATGAAGGAGAGGATTTACAAGACCCTGCTAATTATATTGTTATTGGTAATATTTATGATAATCCAGAATTAATAAAAATATAATTTTAAAAAATTAAAATAATGGACATACAAAGAATGGTTGACAAAGCTGCAACAGGATTATTAAAAATGGATAATAATCCTGATTACTTATTATTTATGGGATATTATATAACTGATGATTCAGTTTGGGATGTTCCATATATTAGTAGTATTCCTGTTATCTATACAGATGCTGTAATACATTCTACAGATGACATAGATTGTCCTTTTTATCCTTGTTGGAATCAAGGAGAGGGTCATTATGTTGATGTGGCTTTGTTTAGAATAGGTTATGATGGAGTATAATTTTAAAAAATAAACAATGGAAATACCTAAAAAGAAAGTATATAAATATACTTTAAATCCAACACAGGATATTCAAGTAATTGAATTGCCTATTGAATCTCAAATACTTACAGCTCAAATGCAAGGTAATTCTTTGCAACTTTGGGCATTAGTTAATCCAGAGCAGAAAATAATGGCAAGAAGAAGCATTGAAATAGTTGGTACAGGACACATATGTAGTAGTTCAGATGATTCTGAAAAGATATATATATCAACTATTCAACTAATGGGTGGTGCTCTTATTTATCATATTTTTGAAATTAAGTAATTATGAAGAAGCAATATAATGGAGTTCAATTCTATAAAGAAATTAATATTGGTAGAAATCAAACTATGTGGAAGATTTATTATCCAAGTTGGTTTACAAGAAACTACCTAATGTTTAAATATTGGATTAAAAACTTATAATCATGGAAAATAATAGGTCAAGTATTTCTATAGATGAACTACCTAAGCTAAAAAGAGCTTATAATAAAGCTGTTAAAGCAGGTAAGGAGTCTTTTATGTTTGAAGATGCTGAATTGGTTACATCTTATGCAAAGTATCTTATAGAGTACTTTGAATCACTTTTAAAGAGAAAGGAACAATAATGACAACATTAGAAGAAATGGATGAATATTTAAGAAACCAACCAGAGAATTTAACTCCACCTGAACCACCTGAGCCATTAGAAGAAATTCCTCAATACAGATTTAAAACTGAACAGGAATTTATTGAAGAATTTGGAAAAGATTGGAGATTTGATAGTGGTAAAACTTATCCATTTATTTGGCTTGAAGAGATGAACTATTTATTTGGAGAAATTCTTGAGCCTAATATTTCAGAAACTTTCCATAAACATCCTTCAAGTAGTTTTAGAATTGATGGGTATGGTATTCATAAGAATATGATTACAGATAAACCTTTAAAATAAATAATAATTAACTAACTAACTGAAAATCAAATGGCTACAACTATTGGCGTGTTTGGGAAGTCTGGTGATGGGAAGTCTACTAGTATAGTAGTAAACCCTGATGGTACTTATGACCCTGTAAATTACTTAGGAATGAATCCTAAGACTACTGTCTACATTAATGCAGACAAGAAGAAACCACCTTTTCCTTTAGGTGATGTATGGGAAAAAGGAAAGAATTATTTTATTACTTCAGACTCTGAAGCTATTAGTACAATGGTTAAAGGTATCAGTGAAAAAGGACTAGGGATAAAGTCTATTATAATAGATACATTAAATGGCGTATGTCTGGACAAAGAGATGTTGGAGTCTAAAAAGCTTACTTTTGATAAATGGATGAACTAATTTGTCCAGTACACATTTAATTGCTGGAACACCCTAAAGACAAAATAACTACAACAAAAATTGAAAAATTAATTGTGAATGTTAAAAATATTTTGTATATTTACATGGGCAATCAGCAGCCAAGTCTCTAAATAACTGTTAGTTATATGAGAAAGGTTCAACGACTATTCCCCCGAAGGGAAGTACAGATTTACCTAATTAGTAAATTTGGAAATAATGTGACTCACTTAAAAAATAAAAAAATGTTAGCAAGAGTTTATGTTTTAAAATGTCCCAAAACTAAGGAAATTAGATATTGTGGGCAAACTATCAAAACCTTGAAATATAGGTTAAATGAACATGTTCAAGATAGTAAAAGGTATAATTTTCCTACAGCTCAATGGATTAAATCTTTATTAGAAGAAGGATTAAAGCCAGATATTGAATTATTGGAAGAAATTGATTTACCTGAAGAAAGAATTTATGAGAGAGAAATCTATCATATTGCTGAATTATCTAAAACTTGTAATTTAACAAATGTTGCAAAAGGTGGAAAAGATGGTAGTTTTATAAAAAATAATCAAAATGCTAAAGATAAAATAAGAGATTTTATGACAACCTATAAAAAATCTAAAGAGCATATAGATAAAATGAAATTATCCTTATGTAAACCTGTATATCAATATGATAATGATGGTAACTTTATGAAAGAACATTTAGGGGTTGATGAATTAAATCTTTTAGGTTACAAAAAGGATACTATAAGACATGCTTGTCTTTTAGAGGGTACTGCTTATAAATACAATTGGAGATATTATAAGCAAGATAAAATTGAACCTAAAATTCCTTATTTTAAATCAGAAACTTGGCATGAAAATAATGCTAAAACAAGATTAAAGAAATTAAGTGAGAAGATATAGTCTAGTCTAATAGGAAACTATTAGGTATAAGCTGTGAGAGTAATTAACTCATTAAAAAGGCTTATACAAATCGGGATTTAGCTAAGGATATTTACGCACTAATATCCATTTGCAATGATTTAAGGGATGATCTAATTATCTACTTTATGGGACATGTAACTCTCTACACAGATGTAGACGGAAATGAATCTAAGTGTCTGATTACTAATGGCCGCAAGCTCGAGAAAATTAAACTTGAGAGTAAGTTACCAGTAGTATTATTCACTACAGTAGATAGGGGACAACAAGGTGAAAATAAATTCTTCTTTGAAACTCAACAAAACAGAAGTACAGGTAAAACACCACTTGGGATGTTTAAGGATTTCTTAATTCCTAATTCATTGAAATTGGTAGATGATACTATCAGAAAATATTATGGTATTGAATAAAAACTAATATTATGGTAAGTTATGATCAGTATATAATACTTAAAGAAGCAATAAATAGTCCTTTTCAATCTTCTGAAACAGTAAGAAGAATGGCAGAAGCAATAAGAGAATATGAAAGTAATACAATGTTAACACCTTCTAATATGTTACAACCTTATATGCAAAGCCCATTTGCTCCAATAAATAGATATTCAAATGGTATTGATTGTTATGGAAGAACAACATATCTAGTAACTGACTCAGTAAGAAAAGATGAGGGAATAAAATCACAAATTATAACACCTAACAAATTATTATTATTATTATGACAGAAGAAACAACAACAGTAAGTAAACTCTACAAATACCTTATTGGTATGACTAAGGAGTTAAAAGAAAAGGCTCAAATTCCTTTCAAAGTAAGGAAGTCTGAAAAAGACCTTGAAATGAAAATTCTTGAAGTAGAACAAGCAATTGCAGAAGCAGATGTTACTATTGAAGAAGCTAAGTATGAATATCCTGCAAAATGGGAAACTATTATTGACAGAATTGATAAGAAAGAATTGCTTGCAAGGAAACTTAATCAATTAAATACTTTGAAAACAGAACTTTTCGGAGAATAAATAATTAAAATTATGAGTTTATCACTTTTAGAAGTACTTGCAAATGCAGATTATAATTTGCAAACTCCTACACTTGGAGTAATAAGTGTAAAACTTGGAACAATGCAACTTCATAATGCTTTCGTATTACTTGAAAAAGGTTATGATATAAATGATGATTTTGATACTGTAATGAATGGTATTGAAAATGTTGAGGATGTTCCTTATAAAACTTAATATTATGAATCTAGGAAAAGTAATTAAACAAGCAAGATTAGGTAGAGGACTTACTCAAACAGAACTTGCAGACAGTTGTAATATATCTCAAGGGTATATTGCTCAAATTGAAGATAATAGTAGAGGTGTGACACTCTTTACTTTAAATTTAATCAGTAAAAAATTAAATTTACCAGAACCTATTTTAGCATTTTTGTCTTTAGAAGAAGTTGACATAACTCCTGAAAAGAGAGAAAAGTTTAATGAATTATGGCCTGGTATCTTAGAATTAATAAATGATTGTTTTGATACTTCATTTTAAAAACAAATTAAATTAAATTCAAATAATAAATAACAAATTAAACAAATGGAAAAAGTAAAATTGTCCAAAAAAGGACTACAGAATGACATTGAAGTCTCAGGACTTACAAGAGTACAGCTTGCTGAAAAGTATGGTATTTCTACAGCTCAAATTAAGAAAGCATTGGAAATGACTGGTTTAACTGAGTTAAGAGCTAAACAAGTAGCTTTTGAAATAGTTGAAGAAGAAATCGAAGAAACTCCAGTAAAAACCCCTATAGTAGAAGTTCCTGAAATTAAGGAAACTCCAGCAGTTAAAGCTCCTGTAGAACCACCAACTGCACCATTCTCAGGAATAGTAGTTGAGAATGAAGAAGAAAACTAATTTACTAACTAAGTAAAACAAAACAATTATGGATATTACCGCAGGTGAAGAATTAAAACCTAGGACACTCTTTACAGGATTAGAAGATGTAAAGATATTGTGTATTAATCCTACAGTAGCTGAAGCTGCTAAGTTTGGGATTAAATTTAAAGATAATGCAGAATTGGTTTATACTTCTGTTAAAGAAGATGAAACTGATCCAAAGATTAAGACTAATGCAATAAGACTAGACTTCTGGTTAGGTTCTCCTAATTTAGATGGTGCTGTTAAATTAGCATTATTCCTTGAAGATAAGGATCAAATTTCTTCTACAGGAAAACCAAGATTCATTAATGATTATGGTCAGAATACTTATGCTGAAACTCAAGAAGCTGTACTAGCACTTGAAAGTAATGGTAATAAGTGGTTTAAACCAGAAGGATTAAGAGTTGCTAAATCAGGTGAATGTGAACTCATTGAATTAATAAGGGCATGGCTCTCTATTGGAATGAGTGATAAGGCTAAACTTGATAGTTTCTCAAAGTTATGTAAAGGTGATGTATCTGAAATTAAAGGACTTATTACTAAGTATCCTACCAGATTGGTACAGGTATTACTTACAGTAAGAGAAAATGAAGGTACATGGTATCAAGGTGTTTATGGAAGATATTTCAGCAGGTCAGGAAATAAGACTACTAAGTATTGGGAAAAACAAATGACAAATAATACAAACCCACCTGTTTATCAAAACAGTTATAAACTTAAGGAATTTGATCCTATGGCAGTAGATACAGATAATGAAACTACTGACACAAAGGAAAAGAATCCCTGGAGTTAAATAATTGAGATATAATATAGGTAGGATGAATTAACGAAATTTACTTTGTCAAATTTATCTTTTCTGTTTTCCAGCATTCTACCTATATTTATTTTCACCACAAAATCCCAACCATGTTTGAAGTAAAAGAGGAGTTAACTATTGAGAATATTCTTAATAAGGTAGATGAATATAATATCTTCAAAACATATTGTTCTAATTTTAAAGATATTGATAAACCTTTTAAATCAGAACTTTATAATGATACCAAAGCATCTTGCAGAATTACATTCAGTCACAGAAGATTATGGTATAAAGATTTTGGAGAAAGTGAAAGAGCTATTGATTGTTTTACTTATATAATGAAGAAGTATAATTTATCATTCCAACAAGCATTAGGTTTAGTTAGTAATGATTTTAATCTAGGTTTACAAAAACCTAAAGAATCTATAATTAAAAGTAATGTATGTGTTAATAATTCTTGTTGTACAGACTTGTTACATGAAAAGAGAGATACAGAAATTAAAGTTAAGTATAGAAACTGGACTAAAAATGATGTATTATTCTGGAATGGTTTGTATCATATTGAAAAAGAAACTCTTAATTTATATAAGACAAGACCTATCAAATACTCTTTCTTAAATGGTAAATTCTATATAGCCCCTAAATTATCTTTTGCTTCACTTATTGATATTGAAAATTCAAGAAACATCTATAAGATTTACTCACCATTCACAATTCAAAAATGGATATGTAATTGTAAATCACATAATTTCTTAGGGTATAATCAATTACCTTGGGTTGGTGATTTACTTATAATTACTAAAAGTTTAAAAGATGTAATGGTTCTTTATCAATATGGTTATCCTGCAATTGCTCCACAAGGGGAAAATGTACCTATAACAGAAGAATTTATGACTCTACTAAAGAAAAGATTTAGAAGGGTTGTGCTATTCTATGATAATGATGAAGCAGGAATTAAAGCAGCTAAAAAGATTGTAAATAAACACAAAGTTGAAAACATTATTTTACCTGTTACAGATGCTAAGGATATATCAGATTATGTTAAAGATTTTGGATTTCATAATGGTAAACTTATTATGGAAATATTACTCAAACAATCAGAAGAATCTTTTATGAAAAATAATTCAGGATTTTTAGAATTTGCAGAAGAATTAAACACTAACTTACATGCAGAATAATCAAATTTTCATTCCAGGACAGGTTCCAAGCTTAAAAAACTCAAAAGTAATGGGTAAATTTCCTTCTAAAGTTGTACAGAAATGGTTAAGAACTTTTGGTATTATTTCTTATAGTGGTAGAAGGAAAGAAGTTAAATATTTTGTAACAATAATGGCTAAGTATAATTTCTATGGAATCTGTAAACCAATTAAGGAATGCAAGAAATATCCTATTAAATTAGGATTTCATTTTATAAGAGGTTCTAAAGGTAAGTGGGATTTTAATAATGCTAATCATATCATTACAGATTTAATGACAGCCTATGATATTATACCTGATGATTGTGTACAATATATACTACCTTATCCACTTGAAATTGATGGTGAATATTGGCATTATGATAAAGATAATCCTGGAGTAATACTTGAAATTTTAAATAAACCTATATGATACAGTTACAAAGCCTAATGGATGAAGTAGTTGCATGGTCTAATGTAACTTTTAAAGATGCAACTGCTGTAAGTAAATCAATTCATTTACAAAAAGAAGCAAAGGAATTAACTGAAGCACTTGAAAAGTATTACAGGATTCCTAGTCAAAGACATAGGGATGATGTAAAACTTGAATTTGCTGATATTATGATTCTATTAGTTAACACTGCTAATGCTTATGGTATTACAGCTAAAGAACTTATTGCTTTATCACATATTAAGCTTGAAATAAATAAAACAAGAGAATGGAATCCACCAGATGAAAATGGTGTATGTTATCATAAAAAATAAATTATGGAAAATTCACAATTTAGAGGATTGGATTTTATTAGAACTATTCCTCTACCTCAAAGTTCAATTTCTTTAAGAGGGTATCAAGCAGTATCTCATATGTCTGTAATTGATGATATTAAAGAAGAATTGGATAGAAAAAACATAAAGATTATTAAAGAAAATTATAAAATAGGTAGAGAAGGTAATCAACTTTATGGTAACTTCTTAACTGATATGAATGTTGATAATGAAATGTCAGCAGCTATTCACTTTATTAATTCTTATGATAAAAGTAAAAGCTTCTCCATTAATGGAGGTGCTTTAGTATTAGTTTGTACTAATGGAATGATGCGTATGCAAAGCTATGTTGGTACAAGAAGAAAACATATGGGACTTATTGATTCTGAAATGCCTACTATGATTATAAATGCTATCAATACATTGGAAGAAGAGTACAATTTACTTGTTGAAGCTAAAAGAAGAATGGTAGAAATTGAAGTAAGTAATAAGATACAAGCTGAATTAATAGGGAGATTATTCTTTGAACAGGAGATTCTTACTGTTACTCAAATGTCTATGATTAAAGGTGCTATGAATAGTAGAACTAATCCTTTCAATAATGGTAATGCCTGGGGATTTTATAATAATGTTACAGGAGCTTTAAGAGCTTCACATCCTTCTACTTACATAAAAGATCACGCAGAATTTCATGAATTTGCAATGCAAGAATTTTAATAATTATTAATAATTAAACGTTTAATTAAACAAACAAACAATGGAACAAAGAAAAATTACTGTCTTTACAAGTAAAGAACAGAAGAAAACAGTTATCATGACTTCAGCTACAACTTTAGCAGAACTCAAATCAGATTTAAGAGTCAATAACATTAACTATGCTAATATGGACTTCTTTGAGGGAGTATCCAAAACAAAGCTAATGGCTGATGATTCACAATTACCTCAAGATGTGCCATTTAAAGGTGCAACTACTAATGAATTGGTAGTTATGTTATCAGACACTAATAAGAAAATTAAATCAGGTACTACTTCAAGAGTGGATGTCTATGAAGAAATTAAGAATAAAGGCTTACAAGATGCAATTAAGGCTCATTTTGGAAGAAACTTTACACAAGTTCCTACTGCTGATTTAGTTTACTTTCTTGAAAGTTCAGCTCCAAAAGCAACAGTAGCTACTAAATCATCTTTACCACAAGTTACAACAAGAGCAGAAGCTTTTGCTGCAATTAAGGAAAGAGGATTAGCTGATGCTGTTAAAGCAACATTTGGTGGTAGAAACTATACTCAAGTAGCTACTTCAGATTTATTAACTTTTGTAAATGGTACTACAACATCTGTAGCTACAAAAGCTCCTGTAAAGGAAACTAAAGCAACTAAACCTGAAGTTAAGAAAGTTGAAACCCCTTATTCAGATGGTGAAATCAACAAAATGTTTGATGGCTGGGTAAAATAAACCTAAAATATGATAGATAGAGAAATTTTTGTAAAGGAAATTTATGAGGACTTACTAGTATTACCTAAGCAAGTCCTCTCTATCTTCACTGGATATTATGGTGAAGGTAATGTAGACTTGCAAGGAATACCTAGTATTGAAGATATTGCTTCTTTTATTGATAGAAAATGCAGTACTAATATTATATTTAATCAATATATAGAAGCTAAAGAGGTAGATTTAGTTAAATCTACTGTAATAGAAGGTAAATTCAATAATCTTTTTATTATTATAAGATTTGGAGATGTAACAGTAATTAATGAATATGATAGGTCTACAGAAATTAAGGAATTATGGGCTAAAGTAATGATTACTACTGAAGGTACTATAAAAGGTTATTTTCAACTAAATAGGTCTGAATATAATACTTTGGAATTACATTGTGATTATTTACATTCTCATGTCCATTATATTCCTAGAAGTGACTTTACACAATTTCAAGACTGTTGTTTAGGCTATGGCCCAATAAAACATACTATGGGTAGTTTAATGGCTCAATTTGATGAAGATACTTGGGGGTTATTTTGCTTTGAACTTGAGAAATATACACAAACAGAATCAATTGAAGGTGGCCCATATAGAAGAATTGAAAATTTAAAATACAATCTTAATAAAATTACTGACTATCCAGTAGAAAGTAATTTATTATTAGCAAGTGGAGGATTTACATCAAAACTTATTAAAGATTTTACAATTCATTTCCTTTCTAATAATGAACTTCAATTTAACTTCTATAATGGAAGTTATGGAATAGCAATGCATTTTACTGATTTCTTAATACTTATAAGTAACTCTTTTATTGAATGGTATAATAAGGAATTTAATGCAAAAAGAGTTTCATTTACTATGAATGCTTTAAAAGAAAAAAGTATTATTAGTACTTACTCAATTAAAGATAAGAAAATCTACCAACTTGATAGTAGGAGTAATACAAACTATTCAGAGTATAATGGTAAAAAAGTCTGTATATTCAAAGGAGAAACTATTCGTATAAGAGTAATTGATGAAAGTAATGTTGATAACAACAATACTACATTACTTCATATTGGAACTGCTTCTAAAATTCTAACAGAAATACTAAAATTTATTAATTTTAAATATGGAAACTCAAATTAAACCAACAGAAATAGCAAAAGTGGTAGAAGTAAAGAAAGTATTACCTTCACTTGTTGCAGGAATAGGTGAATTTAATCTATTAATACCTCAAGATGTACAAGCTAAAATTGATTATATCTGTAGTAAGGTACATGATGTAGAATGGTCTGGTACATTATTTTATTTACCTAATGGGACTATTGAAAATGGAGATTTATCCATTAAAGTTTTAGATATTTTTGTACAGGATATTGGAACAGCAGCTTATACAGAATTTTCTACTTCTCCTGATATGATAGGATATGTAGCACAACACCTTGAGTTAATGGAAGATGGCATACAATTTGGCTTAATTCATAGTCATAATAATATGCAAACTTTCTTTTCAGGAACTGATGTAGCTACTTTACAAGAAGAAGGAAATGATAGAAATCATTTTGTATCTTTAATTGTAAACAATGCTGGTAAATATACAGCAAGAGTAACAAGAAAGATTTATACAACCAGAAAGATAAAGAATAATTATTCTTATTTCTCTTTTAACAATATTAAAATATTTGGTAAAGGTGAAAAGGAAGAAACTATTGAAGAAATTGAATGGTTTAATCTTAAAATTACTTCTGAACAATCTACTGAATTTAATGAAATTGCTGAAAGATTGGAAGAAATAAAGGTTGCTAAGGAAGCTGCAAAATTACTTGCTGCAAAGAAAGTACCTTTTACTCAACCATACGTAGGTGGACAATACCCTTATATGGGACAAAGTAAAGAGCCTGTATGGAATAATAGAACTTATGAACCCACTCAATATGCTATGAATATGGATGATCCTACAGATTATGATTCATACATGGAAGAAATTGCTGATAACAAAAAAGAAAATTTAAATAGCAATTCTATTGAAGAAGAAGCATTTGGTGTAAAAGGATTACATTTCAATAAAGGTGTTGTAAATCATATTGTAAAACAACTACTTACAGGAAATGTATTAATTAGTTCCTCAATAATCACTAATTATAGTAATTTATGGAGAGCTAATGAACTTTACTTTAAGCAGAGATTTTCTGATATGCAGGAATTTAAGGAATGGGCTGAAACTTTTGTAGAAGTATTAATTACTAATGCTTCTGACCCACTTATTGAAACTCAAGGTATGGATGTAACTTATAGTGTATGCTCTAATGATGTAGTGAATATATTATTTGACTTACCTAAAAGTCCTTTTCTTGATGAATATATTAACATACTTGATCTTTATTTATTATGAGAAGAGCCAGAGTAAATTTTGAAATTGTTCCTGATGAAGAATTAATTCCAATAGAAGTTGTTGATCCTGAATCTTTAAGACAAGTTGATATGTCTGAAACTATTGAAACTTTTAATAGTGAAAGAGACTCTAATTTACATATTGTTTCTGAAATATTAGGAATACCACCTAGAGCATTTGAAAATGCACAACATGATTTAGAAACTGCATCTGCTGATTTTAGAAGTCAATTCCTTTCTTCATTACATACAGCACAAACTCAAGAAGAAGTTGAAGCAATATTAAATACTACTGAAACTATTCAAGCAAGAGAAGAATTTAATAGGAATTTTGCAAGTTCTATAATGGGGTTTGAAGGAACAGCTACTATTGAACCAGTTTCTATAGCTGATGGAATAATACAAATTCCTTTATCTGATAATCCTGGAGTTTTTGTTGGATTTGATGAAGTAGATGGTGGATTTATTCCACCAAGTCCTATACCTTACAATATTCCTACTGCTTTTGAAATAGGTGCTGTTAGAAGTAGTGATTTAGCTTTACCTGAAGAATTAGTAGAAGATGAATATGAAGATGTGTCTCCTATACCTTTTGAGGAAGAAGTTGAAATTTCTCAAGAATTATCTCCAGAGTTGATGCAAATGTTGGAAGAAGCTGTAATTGATGCTCATAGAGAAATTCCACCAAATTCAGGAACTTTACTTATAAGTGAATCTACAAGTAGATTTAGTGGTGCTATATGGTTTGAAGCTATTAAGACTAAAACTGTAATACTTGCAGGACTCGGAGGAATTGGTTCGTACTGTGGATTCTTACTTTCAAGAATGCAACCTGCTAATATTATTCTCTTTGATGATGATATAGTTGAAACTGGTAATTTATCAGGACAGTTATATTGTATTCAAAATGTAGGGCAGCATAAAAATAATTCACTTTTGGAAATGATGCAGAATTATGGAAGTTATCATAGTGGAAGTGCTTTTGGAAGGTATGTACTAACTTCAGATACTTCTGATATTATGATTTGTGGTTTTGACAATATGGAATCAAGAAAACTTTACTTTAATAAATGGTTAAATAGAGTTAATTCAAAATCAACTATTGAAGAAAAGAAGAAATGCCTTTTCATTGATGGAAGATTAAGTATTGAATTCTTACAAATATTTTGTCTTACAGGTGATGATGAATATTTCATTAATGAATATAAAACTAAACATTTTTTCTCTGATTCTGAAGCTAATGAAGTTATTTGTAGTCTTAAACAAACTACATTTATGGCAAATATGATTGGAAGTCTTATTGTAAATTTGTTTGTAAACTTTGTTGCTAATGAATGTGAGCCACTTATTGATAGGGATGTGCCTTTTCTAACTGAATATAGTGCTGAAACTATGTTTTTAAATACTGTACACTAATGGAACATTCTTATAGGCTTATCAATAACATAAGAGAAGTTTTTAACAATAGTAACATAACAAGTAGTGAATTTAACTTGAATGGTGTGACAAGCATTGTAAATAACAATTTATTATGCAAACATTTCTCTTTTGATGTGTCACCTAAAACAGTTGAAGTTCCTGTACTTTGTTATCCTGTTGTTAGAGAAGTTATGAAACAATATCATAGTAGCAATAATACTGAAGAGAATCCTGTAAATCCTATTGTAAATATTCCTTTATTTATAGGAAGTGATTATATAACTTCAGCAGCAACTGTTGTAATTAATCAGGCTATAAGAAGAGGTTATAAATCAGGACTTTGTAAAGTAAAAACTACTAAGAATGTTTACTATATTGGGAAAGGATTAATATTTGATAATAATTATAAGTTATTAATGCTAACAACAGTAATGCTTGTAAAATTAGAAGGTTATCCTACTCCAAATATAGATAAAACTATTCTTTATGTTGACCCTACAGTATTTACAAGAGGTGATGTAGTAAGTAATTTCATTATTAAGAAAATAATTCCTATTATTCATGAATCAACTACTACTGATGTAACAGATGTAGTTATTAAGAATATGAATCATTTACTTAAAACTCCTGTAGCACCAACAGTAAAAGATATTGAGGAGAAAAATATCAGTAAATTTGTAAAAGCAAATGCTGAAAACATAACAAGAGAAGTACTTAACAGAATACAAATATGATTTAAAAAATTAATAAAATGTTGGATAAAGAGATACTGCAATTAAACAGTGATATTTCTATAGCTATTGAAGTATTAAATGCAAGACAATTAAGAATTACATTTGATGATAAGATTCTATCTATAGGAAAAATTATTAATACTCTCATTAAAAATGATTGTATTGAAATAACTGTCAATAAACAAAAATTCCACTACAAGCTATATCTACTTACAAAATTAAACAGCAATTCTCTACTCCTCTCAACCAATTACCCAACAAAAGCAAAACACTTTTTATTACCTCTATTGGGGTTTAATAAACAAACTTTTCAAGTAGATACTTATTTGGAAGATGTAAGATTAGGAAAAGACCTAACTAAAATATATCTTACTTATAGGTATTTTAAAGGAGAAGTATTCAATAATATGGAATCTTTTCTCAAGAAACATTCTAACTACCTACATTTCTATGATGTTGATACAGAACACGTAGTATATGAATTCAGTATTAATCCAGAGCAAATGGAAACTGTTAAACTTTTTACTAAAGGAAGATACTCTCAATTTCCTGTTAAGTATAAAGAATTTATTTTAAAATTCTTTGAATTAACACAAGATGGAGAAACTTATAAAATACTTTATAAAGAGGAAAGCAGAAGAAAACAGCTTGAGCTTGAATTAATGAGTGAGATACCAGCAACATTAGATTTATGGGATATTCCAGATATGGAAAAAGAGACACAAGATTCTATCTAACTAAGTAAGGGTAGTGTAATAACTATCCTTACTTTAAAATTTAAAAACTATGGAAAAGATAAAATATACTATTGGAGTTTATTTTAATTCAGAACTTAAAAAAGTAGCTTTAATTCTTAAAAATAGACCTCAATGGCAAAAAGGATTATATAATTTTCCAGGTGGTCATATTGAAAAAGGAGAAAATCCTCAACAATGTATTTCAAGAGAATTTAAAGAAGAGTGTAAAATTACAACACAACCTATTGAATGGATAAATATTGGTATTATAAAGGGAATTAATTATACTGTTGATGTACTTCTTTGTATTCAAAGAGAAGAGCATGGTATTTTAACAACAGGTGAAAGTGAAGAAGTATCTTGGCAATATATTAATAAATTACCTTTTAATTGTATTTCAAATATTTATTGGCTAACTTATTATGCATTAGATATTTACTTTCAAATAATAAATGAAGATACAGAAGTATTAAAACTCAATAATTCATTTAATTATACAAACAGATCATGATGCAAACTTTCAATAAACTCCTTTCTAAACCTTGGGCAGATGAATTTGGATTTCCTTATTTATCAGGAGAATACTTCAATAAACTTGGGAATTATCTGAATAAGGAATATTTAACACATACTTGTTATCCACCTAAAGAAGATATATTCTCAATGTTTAGAATGTTAAGTCCACAAAATGCTCAGGTGGTAGTGGTAGGTCAAGATGTATTTCATGAAAAGATGCAAGCAACTGGAGTAGCATTTGCTATTCCAGAGAAGCAATTAATAGTTCCACCTTCTCTTAAAATAATTGAAAATGAAGTAAACAGGTCTATTTATAATAGTAATATTACATTCAGATTAGATTACACATTAAACAATTGGATTAATCAAGGAGTATTTTTATTTAATACAGCATTAAGTGTAAGGGAAGGACAGACAGGATCACACTCATTAGCTTGGGGAATGTTTACTGAAACAACATTAAATATCCTTAATAAGTATCCAGGAAAGATATTTCTTTTATGGGGAAAACAAGCACAATCTTATGAACATTTTATTAACAGTAGAATGCATTACATATTAAAAGCACCACATCCAGCAGCAGAATGTTATAATTCTAATGCAGGATTTATAGGTTGTAATCATTTTAAGAAAGTTAATGAAATAATTGAAGCTAATAATGGTAAAGAATATGTAATAAACTGGTAATGAAGAAATCTGAAGATAAGATTACTTGTGGTAAAGGGATTAAACAAATACTTGAAGAGTTAAAGCCAAATGAATATACTTTTGATACCAGTAAAACTCTTACAAAAAGCTTTATTGAAAAACTTTTAAACACTGTTACAAAAGATATTGATAAATCTGAAAAAAGAGAAATTGTATTTGTTACAGGATTTATTGGTATGGTATTATTTGACCTTGCAATGTTGGGACTTCATATAGATATGTCTATTAGGGTTAAATTTACTACTTTTAAACATAGTAGAGTACAGTACTATTTATCTTTATTTAAGAAACATGGTAATATTAAAGTTGCTGTAGTTTATAAACCAGAAGGTGGAGCAGTATTTGAATGCTATGATGGGACTCAATTAATTCATACTTGTACTAATCTTAATGAAGAAGTTATTAAATATTTAAAAACAAAGGAAAAGATATGACAATTAAAGAATACAGAGATTTAAAACTACCTAGTTATAGTTTATTAAGTAAGCTATCACAACACCCTAAACTTGCAAAAGCAATGATTGATGGGGAACAGATTAAAAGTAAGTTTATGGACTTAGGAAGCTTAATTGATATGCTTCTAACAGCACCTGATGAAGTAGTGGATAATTACTATTTAGTTAGTGGGAATCTTCCTACAAACAGCTATATGCAACTTGTGACAGAGTATATAAGGTTATTGGAACTATCCCAAAGTGAAGCAGGGTTTCTTCAAAGTTATTTTGACCAAAATTCTACAATTCTTCAAGCAAGAAGTAATATTCAATTTCAATCTAATTGGAAAGATGAAACTGTAGTTACAAATTTTCATAAAGAATGTGATCACTATTTATCTGAATATCTGGAAGCAGGTGATAAGATTATGATTACACAAGGAGAATTTGCTAATGCTAAAAGTATGGCTAATTCTGTACTTGAAAATGAATTTACTAAGAAGTACTTTACTAAACCTGAAGAAATGGATATTTATTACTGGGCTAATATTGAAATTCATTATCAGTATCCTATTATTTGTACTATTGAAGGACAGACAGTAAAAACTTTATTGGATATTTTCTATGTAGACCATAATAAGAAAGAAATTGAAGTGCTTGATATTAAAACTTTTAGTGAATCTTTTTTAAAAAGTTATCTTAAATATAGGTACTATATTCAGGGAGCAGTTTATAATAGGAGTGTATTTGCAGGTTTAACAAATATTATTGTTTTAACTGATAAATATTTTGGCTATAAAATAAAACCTTTTAAATTCTTAACTATTGATACTTCAGGATTTGAATCCCCTACTTTATATGAAATGAGTTCTATTGATATGAAAGCAGCAACAACTGGTGGATTAATAGGTAGTTATACTGTAAAGGGATATATTAAACTTCTTGAAGAGTATAAATGGCACATGGAGAATGATAAATGGGAATATCCTAAAGAAGTGTATGATACTGGAGTTAAATTAATTGCATTTTAATTATGGCTAAACAGATAGTATTAACAGAAGCCCAACTTGAGTTTCTTGATAATGTTAAAAAATTAGTAGAATCTTTTACAAGAGAAAACTTACATCAAAAAGTAAGAAGCAATACAGTAGTTTATGCAAGGTATTTATTTACAGTTGTTGTAACAAGTGAAACAGAAAACTATAATAAGTTTACTGAAGAAGAAACTGCATTC